CAGGATCGGCCCGGTACCGGTGTTGTTCGGGTGGTAGATATCGATTTGCAGGTAACCGGTGCGCTCGACCGGGTTCACGCCGCCGAATGCGGCAGGCTCGCGACCGGTGGGCATGTCGGTCAGTCGAGCCCAGGGCTGGCCAGCTATTGGCGTGAAGGTCTTACCTTCCAATGCCGTCCTAGCTGCTGGGTAAAGACCGCTTGCCAGATAGGCTGCGACCAGAGCCCCGTTGATTCTTATCTCGCTCATACGCGGCTCTTCCCAACCTGCTCATCTACCAGCTTTTGGAAGCGGTCCACATTACGGTGGACCATGCCCTGAGGCGCTTTACTGGACGATCCGTTTTCGATCTTCAGGCAGTAAGGCATGTTGTTGGTCAGCAGGGTCTCTTGCCCGGCTCCAGGTGGCGTATTGGCGACCACCTCAGCCATTGCCGCCGTGCCGGCCGTATCAACCCTTCCGTTCTCATCAGTCGCAGGCTGGCCGACGCTGGTCTGCCAATCACCACGCAGACGCCCTTCATCCACTGGTGTATCCATGATGACGGCATTGAACAGTGCGATGGTCGTGCCCCGAGTGATTTCGTCATGCGCCTTTGAGGTCTTGGCGGCAAAACGCTTGATGTCGTCTGCAAAGCTCATCATCGCCTCCCGTGCAGCTCATAAAGCAGCGGTGTGCCGGCCGGATTGGTCGTCTTGATGTTGATGATCGTCCAAGTCAGGCCGTCAGCAAGAATGGTCGTCGTCATCGTCGGGGGCCAGGCCAGCCCTTTGGCCGCGAGCATGATTTTCTTGTCACCCTGCTGAACCAGAGAGCCGGCAGCGTTGATGATGCCGGCCTCCTGCATCGTGTAGTCCAGCAGGATCACCTGACCGGGCTGAGTGACGGGCACAATGGCGGCGCCCTTGCCGGTCACCGGGTCGTAGTCATCAGGGTCTGGTTCGGGTGTATCGGAAAGCGTTGCAGTCTGGCCAAATCGCTCAATCAACCGCAAAGCGGTGGCGGCCATGCGGTCATAGAAAGTGCTCATGATCAGGCTCTTATTGCGAACAGCCCTCGTCGGGCAAGGTAATCGGCAAACTGGGTCGCGCTCGGGCGATCCGGTGCAGCCGGCAGCAGATAGCCGCTGTTATTACTGGCCTCTGCGTACTGCACATCCACAGCGCCTTCCACGCGCTCGCGAACCACGGCACCGGTTCGCTGCGAAGGTGGGTCGATGTCGTCCGCGTGAATCTCAACCGCCAGCGCCATCTGCCCATATTCAATGCGTGCCGGGATGTAGGTCGGCGACAGGATCTCGCCATCTACCTGAGCGCCGCGGCGAGGCCAGGGCAATGCCTGGGCAGAACTCGACTTACTACCCTTCCAAGTCAACGCCATCATCTGGACGGCAGCGCGACGCAGCAGTGCTTCCTGTTCTGGCTCAGTTGCAGGGATAGTTCGGCCGAACTTGACCGCGTACATCGCCAGGCTTTCAGCCGTCGCGAAGCTTTCGGCATCTGGCTTGCCGGTGCCATCTTCGATGATGAGTGTCATGGAACAACTCGCTGGAATGGTTTGAAGTTTGGCCGCCGAATCACCGACAGCCAGCAGTATCACGCCTAGGGCAGATCAGCGACGAGCTTTTCCAGAGATTCTTTCGAGGCATTAGCGCGGTAGCTCACTTTGGCTTCGTCGAGCTTTGCTTTCAGCGCCTTGATGTCCTCGGTTTCATCAACTGGCGGAGTAGCAGCTTTTTTCAGCGCTTCGACCTCACCGCGAAGTGCATCGATGGTAGAGAGCAGGCCGTCACGCTCGGCAGTCAACTCGCCAACTGAAGCATGAATGGAGCCGAGCACATCAAATAGGCGCACCGCCAGTTCGCCAGCCTCGGGACGATGAATCTCACCAGCGCCCAGGCCATCAACCAGGATCTGAATCGATCCATGCTCAGCACGCAAAGCCGCGATGATTTCTTCCAGTTCGGTCTGATTGGCTGCTCCAACAATCTGCACCCGCTTAGCTTCCTTCACCGACACGTTGATGCCGACAGCTTCATAGGCCTCGACCACACTCGGCCAATCGCCAATTACCAGCACACTGGATACACCAGCTTCCGGCTTATCGAAGTGTTCCGGATTGCGGTAACGCTTCTCCGGGTCGAAACCTTGAAGTTGATTGCTGTAAGTCAGTTCCATGTGTATCTCCAGGGCGATCATTACTGAACGCCCGTTGATTTTGAGACTTAGCCGCCATTGGCAGGAGGATTTGCGGTCAGCTTGATCATCACGCCAGCGGTAACCTTGTTGCTGCCTGCGTGTTTGACCCAGTTGGCAGCAGAGCCGACAGCAGCCAGAGTTGGGTTGGAGCCGCCAGTGGTGGCTTTCCAGCTGTAACCCAACACGTCGATGTTTACAGTGCCTTCAGCACGGTAGCCAATGGCGAGGTTTTCTTCGTCGTTCACTTCGTACGAGCGGAAGCCCGGAGCCTGGGACTCGGTGATGGTCACGGCGTTTGGTAGCAAGCCGAAGATCACATCCGCCGGAGCGGTGTCGGTCACCAATACCGGCTTGCCCAGCGTGCCTGGCAGGCCACCGTAGATCACGACACCAGCTTCTTCGTAGATCTTGTTGGTGATCGCCTCGTCGACGATGTCGAAGTAAGCGCTGGAGTGCATGACCCACAGCGCGATACGACCGAACTTGTCACCGAACTTGCGCATACCGCGAGTCAGCGTTTTCTTGCCATCGGTTTCGATGTTGGCCGAAACCACCATGTCAGCGTTGGAGCCGATTGCCGCACGGAGACCCGCAGTGGCGTACTGGATGAAGCCCTCCAGAGTCGCATCCGCTACGTCGGCGCCGACGATCTGGGAAAACTCCTCGACCGGACGACCGCGGCGCTTGAAGGCCTCTTCGGTGGTTTGGTAAGGGCCGTACTTCCAGGGTGCCTTGACGCCGACAGCTTCACCGGCGCTGATCTTCTTGGCAGTTACCTTGCCGTCAGAGTTGACGTCGCGGTGCTCCAGCGAGCCGTTCAGTTTGTAGAGGGCGCGCTTGCGGAAGTCGGCCTCAATCAGCTCGTTGTCCAGCACCATCGCGCCGTTGGACGATGCGTTGAACACATCCAGGTTGTCTTGAACGCGCTCCAAATATGCAGTTTGCGCCTCATCGTTGTAGATGATCAGGTCGCTGTTAACGGTTGTAGCCATGGATCAATCCCCTTACTTGGGCAATTGCAGATATGCGGTTTGGCCGTGCTTGCGCTGAAAGTCGCGCTTCTGCTCGGAGGTCATTTCGGAGCGCTTGAATGCAGCCTTGCCGCCACCCCCGCCCGGGGCAAATGTTCCTGAAGCCCTTGGCCACAGATGAGGTGCGCTTTCGCGCAGGGATTCCGCCCATTCGAGCGGGGTCAGAGGGGTCTTGCCGTCTTTGCCAAGGATGGTCTGGCCGGACTCATCTACGGCGACTGCATCGCCATCTTCGTTAAGGGTGAACACGCCCTTGGCGCGCAGGATGATGTCGTCGGTTGCTTCCGGCAGTGCGCCGGCCTTCAGTGCTGCGCTGCGTACCGAGTCACCCAGAACTTTGCCCTGGAACTTGGCAGCGAAGGACTCAGCCTTCTCAGCGCGCTCACTGATGGTCTTCAACTGCTTGTCGTAGTCGCCACGCAGGCGCTCGGTTCGGCGGTTGAAGACCTCGTCCACCTTGCCCTCAGTCAGCAGCTTGGTTTCTTCGTCCTGCCCCGCTCGATTAAGCAAGCCTTTGACGGCATCAATGTCGATGCCCTCAAACTGGGTCTCGAGCTGGGTCAGCTTTCCGGAGGCTTCCTTCAGCTTGCCGAGCAGTTCGGTGTTCTTGGTTTTCAGACCGGAGACGGATGCTTCGACGGCAGTCGCGATAGCGGCCTTGACTGCCGGGTTTTCCAGGTCGATTTCGTTTTCTTCTGCCACGCTGATGCACCCCTTGGGTTTGGTCTGCCCGCTTTGCAGGCATAAAAAAACCCGGCTCATGGCCGGGCTCACTAGAAATTAGCGCTTAGGTATTCGTTCAGACTCTGGAACAAGCTGATTCAGGCGTTTCAGCATAGGCATCAGGCCGCCATGCAACCCTGTTTTGGTTGCCTTTCGACCTGAAAGTCCTTCCTGGATAAGACTGCCAGGGCCGTTAT